CATAAATACGATTTAAATATTCAGCGGTGTAATAACCTTTTTGCATGTCGTAATCATGCCATTTTGGGTAGTCATCTTTTGGATCGAAGGGGTTATCGGCCGTCGTTAAATAGACAGTAGACATTAATTATTCCCTCCTTTCACATAGCTATAAACAGTGCTAGCAGATACACCAAAAAGTGCAGCAATTTCGGCAGCTGTTCTGCCTGATTCAAACATAGCTTTCATTCTGTTGACTTGTGATGTGCTTAACTTTACATTATCATGAGGCATTGCATATTTGTCAATGGTTTCAGACGGTGTATTTTTTAAGATCTTTTCTAACGTTGTCTTATTAACAGCGCCAGATTGAATGGCTTCCCATTCTTTTTCAGATATATCCACCTTCGGTTTGGAGGCCCCTATTTCGGCACGAGCGGCGTCTAATTTCTGCTGCTTCACCTTCTTTATTTCGCCGTTACTCATCTCTGGGTTAGCGGCCTTTATTTTATCGACCTCCGTATTGGCCATTCTATTAGCCAGGCGTTCTTTTGGTTTATTCCTCTCTACCTCATTTAGTTGGGCTACTAGATGGTCTACCTCATCTCGATATAGGGCGTTCATTTTTGGATCGTATGCTATCTCTTTTATTGATAGGGCATCCACTCTAGCCTTGTTTGCTAGCGCTTTCATTCTGTTAGAATAATCGGCGTATGCATTTTCCTGAGGCGTACCAGATGATAATGTATAGGCATCGTTAGTCTCAGCAAGGGCCTTGCCTTTTTGTGTGGCCTTTGTTTCTTTTACTTTATAGGAGTCCGGGGCTTTTGTGTATACATTCTTTAATTTTCCATCGGATCCCTTCTTAGTTCCAGATTTATAATAGACATCTCCTTTGTCGTCTCTATAAGCTCCGACCCACTTCTTAGCATCTGGATCATACACCTGTAGATAAGATCGACCTGTCTGAATATAATAGATACCTCCAAGAGGCGTTCCTTTCGGAGGGGCGTCTACTCTAGGCTCGCCGGTTCGTTTGTCTGTGTATGTACGAGGCTGTTTTTCTCCTCCAGTTGCTGGATCATAATTTATTCTTGGAGCGCCTTGTCTTTCTGGTACCTGCACCTGTGATTTGGCTGACGAAATCAACGTCGAAGCACCTTCGGAATACTTTCCGTCTTTTGTATATCGACCTTGATACTTGTCTTTTAGTTCTTTAATGTTATTATCGATATAGGATTGTTTGTAATCTAACTTGTGCTTTTCTGCATCGATTACGGTCATCGAATGACGAACTGCTCTGGCGACTTCGTCAGGCTGCGCATCTTTTAAAGTCATATCAGTTATCAGATTAGAAATTTTACCCATTTCTGTTTGGGTATTATTCATGACTTTAATTGGTTTTCCAGTCTTTAAAGAAATATAATAGTCGTTCTTTTCGTCGTAGCGAGTTCCATACTCTACCTTGGGATCGAAGTCCTTCAAACCAGTGAGCGGTTTAGTTGACTTTATGTTAGATTTTGGGCCAACAGGAATTACAAGAACTGTATCTCCATCGAAATCTGCCCCTGAAAGCTGCTCTGCAACATGACCATTAATTGCCACGGCATCTTGTATCTGTCCGTAGTTCTTTTTGGTATGTTTTTCGTTATTATTTACTGTTAAAATTGGAATTTCAAACGTTCCACCATGTGGGTAACGAACTAAAGCAACTTTTTCACCATTATAATAGGTTGGTGCATAGATTTCGGTATCTTTTAGCGTTGTGGAAGGCAAAATTACTTTCCAATTCTGCCTAGGAAGTGCCTCTGCCTTCAAATGAACAGCAGCTCCATCACAAGTATCCGCAAATTCCATCAAACGATTTTTCTTAACTGTCGGATTAGTCAGACTATTAATTTCGTCATATTTATCAACGGCATGATCATATGTGAGATTCAATTGCTGATTAATCAGTTTCATTGGTTGTTTAGCCAAAAACTGAGCTGCTAACGAATCAGTATAAGTATCCCAATCACCCTCGTCTTTTACTTTATTAATTGGAGATAGTTTTTTTGTTCCATCTTCAGAAATATAATAGTGCTGACCACCAGCAGAAGGTTTCTTGATCGTTGTTCCAAAAGGATTGGCTGGGTCACTTGTTTTCATCGGCTTAAGAACCGTATTGTCTTTCGGACCGATCATCGGAGTGCCAGATTGCTTGTTTGTATTAAATATAATATCCACACCTTCTGGCATGTCATCGCTGTAAACAGCCATACCTTTCAGATAGTGAGTATCATCGACAGCAATTCGAACCTGCGCATAATTAGATCCATCTAAATCAAGATCTTTTACTCCTCGACGAATCTCAATAACTCCATCTTTTGCCGCACCACCTTCGTCTCCATAACGAACTTTAATTCTTTTCGAGTCAACGCTTGTTGGGTATTGAAACTTATCGAAAGTATCTCCGCCATCGTGCGAATAGTAGTCGCTTGAAAACGGTTCTACTTTACCCTCATCAAAAATTTCTTTATGCTGTGTACCTGGTTTGCAAAGAACGGTATTAGTTGTTTTCTGTCTAGGATTCGTTGTTTGACCAAAACGACCGCTATAAAGCTCATATCCGTCCATCTGACAAATATATAATGCTTCTTCAAACTTGTTTCTGTTAATTCCGATCTCTCTTTCAACACCCGGACCAACATCGATCATTCCATGACCACTTTCATCAACTACTTTCTTCAAAGTATTAGCCGTTTCTTCTGCAAGCTGCATTCTTTGAGAAGCTTTATCGTTTTGTAAAAGTGTACGAATAGATGATTCATTCTTTCCGAGCATTCTACCAATCTCAGTCGGGGTTTTTCCTTGATCAGTTAACTCTTTTACTTTGGCATAGTCCTGTCTTCTTACTTCTGCTCTTGCGATCGATTGCTCTTTTTTAAAGTTTCCAAGACTTAATCCAAAATATAATGAAATGTCTTTATCCGATTTTCCAGAAGAACGCAAACGATTGATTTCTTTGATGAAATCTTCGCCAGTTTCGAATGGATGTTCATCGCTTCCAAAAACGTGACGTCTTCCGTCATGCTGATAAGGATTATCTCCACTTCCGTAAGGATAACGACCGGATCTGTACTTTACACCGTAATGGATTAATTCTGTTCCATCATCGTAAAACATTCTAAACCTCCTCAGCACGTAATTCAGTTATCAATTTATTACCAGTTACAATCTGATCAACAATCGGAACCACATCTTCAAGTTCTGGTTTGAAATATAATATTTCTCCACCTTGATAAATTCGTAGTTCAGCTTTGATGTCATACGGTTGATACTTGTATGACAAACAAAAAAGGGCCATGTAAATCAGTAACTGTTCCATGTGCCCAGGGACTAGACCTGTTTTAAGATCATGTATTCTTAAAAACTTTTTCTTCTCGTCAAAACTTATAGCATCAGCAGTGCCATAGAAGTTTTCTGAGAAATATAATAGTATCTCTGTATCCATTCCATAAGCGATTGCGTCGTTTACGTAATGAATCAGATTGTTAAGTATCGGAACGCAATCGATGTTTCTTGGAAAACCATTTTCCTCTAAAACAAAACGAACCAGATTCCAATCATTTTCAGAAATCTTGATTCGTCCTTCGATCAATGTTTGTGCTGCGTCATGAATCGCTGTTCCAATTTTTGCAGCTATACTGCTTCGATACTTGTTTACAAAATCTTCAGAGGTGTAATTAATCCAATGATAGTTACTTCCTCCGAATAGAGCGTGACTTCCTTCCGGAAGAGAATACTCTTTCCATTTCATTTAAGACTTCCTCCTCGTTCTCCGGATAAATGAAACTCGAAAAGGACATCTTATTCATCATTTCCACGTATTCTGGCTGATTAGGTCTCACCTTTTCATTAGCACTCTTCTTACATTCAAGAGTTGCCCAATGTTTCTTGTAAAACACAGAAAGATCCGGAATTCCCTGAATATAATTGGCGTCATTTTTCAATACCATACAACCAGGAAACCGTTCCTTAATGCGTTTTATCAGACCTGCCTGATAACTGTTTTCTCGTTTCATCCGAATTTTCTCCACAATTTTTGCTTTTTTACAAAATAAAAAGGAGAAGACATCTCTCCTCTCCATTAAAGGGCATGATTCTGGCGCGACAAAAAATTAGAGCCGTTATTTTTCACACGACTCCAACTTTTTGGAAATATAATAGATTAAACCCATTCTGGATTAAGCTTGTATAAATCTTCAATCTCTTTAATGTTTCTAAATTTGTAAAACAAATACATTTTTATATAGATTTTCTGTGCTCTGAATTCCGCCAAGAATCTTTGCCATG